CTCTTGCCAAACCAGTCACGCAAAGAATTATCACCACTCTTGTTCCCCTCCGAGACCGACCCACCGCCGTTCCCGTTGCCTCCGTTTCCGTTTCCGTTACCGCCGTTTCCGTTTCCGTTGCCTTCCTTCTGTTTAGAATCATCATCTTCATCTTTTTCAATGTATCCAGCACGGCCTACATGCCAGCCACGGGGAATAGTCTTACACTTTTTATCAGTATAACACCAATATTTACCATCTGGGCATTTTTTAGCCTGGTCTTCAATAATCTCATGTGCAGTAAAGTCAACAACATGAGCCATGACATTACCATGCATGTCCTCTACGGTACTAAAACCTTCGGGAAGTTTTTTAATACTACCCTTAGTAGGTTTGTGGCCTTTACCTACATAACCACCTTCTACATCTTTGACATAGGACTTTCTAAAATCCTTCTTACTCTCACTCTTATCTTTAATACTATAAAGAGAAGACTTACCTAACTTACCTTTCTTTTTATCTTGATAGGTAACATTTGGAGAATACTCTTTTAATTCTTCCTCACCAAAAAGAGCAGGTCCCTTTGTCTTTCCCTTTGCAGCGTTTCTTTCTCCCTCTGTTGATCCTTTCTTAACAAGATTTCTGATCTTATTCTGTCTTTGTGCCAGTCTATGTTTCTTTGTATCAATCTCAAATGCTTCCTTTGATACTTTCTTTTCAGGAAGACCTTTATGTTTTGTTGATGCAAAGTCTTTTACATCCTTCTTCTTCATGGATGCGGCAACCTTTGCAACCTCAAGAGATGAAGCACCCTCACCCTTCTGAGCAGCACGAACCATACCCATGAAACGTTGTTGTTTCTTAGATACTGCTTGTTCTTTAATATCTGGATTAATCTTAATGATGTTCTTTCCAGACATCGGTTTAATAAGTTTAGTATTATCTTCCTTGTTCTTATCTACTTCCCACAAATACTCTTCCTTCCAAGGATCCTTTGGTTTATTACTAGGCTTCCAAGGATCAGAAACCTTAGATGGTTTCTTTTGATTTGCAGTGTTTAATGTTTTACCACTAGAAACACCTGTACTAAGTCCTCTATTCTTACTCTTAGAGAACATTCTTTGTCCAACTACCTTTGCCTTCTTACCGATGGCACCCTTAATCTTAGTGTCTAAACCAGTTCCTCTGACTGCAGCCTGACCAAGATTAGATACAGTGTTACCCATATTGGATAACATACCACCATATCCACCTGCATCACCTTTCATATTGGATCCACTGGCCACCTTTGTTTTTGGTGTTGCAGCTTTTTGCAATGAAGATTTTACATCAGAAAGTCTTTCCTGTCCTGCCTTTTTCTCTTGTTTTAACTGAGCAGCTCTCTTTCTAAGAGCCTGGACTCTCGCTCTTCTATTTTGTTTTGCTGCAAGAGAATCCGCCTTCTGTCCCTTCTCCAGCGCAGTCTTAGCTTTGTCAACAAATCTCTGAGATCTGTTGGCGGCGGCTGCGGCTGCAGAAGTTTTATTAACAGGAACGTTAGCTAATGCATCTTTACGAGCCTGTTTCTTAGGATCTCGGACGGAGCCGATAAGATCGTCAAGACTTGGTTTTGCCATTTATCAATATCCAGAAGTGTCCTTCATTCCTGTTCCAGTGTTCTGATTGTTGCCTGTTCCTGCACCAGAAATTCTGTCTGCAACAACTTCAGCACCAACATGTTTTGCAAGTGGTTTTACCTTAGTAAGTGCTTTCTTTGCAAGTACCTTGGCACCACCCTTTGCAGCTACCTTAGCACCAACCTTTGCGGCAAGACCCTTAAGAAGTCCAGCTCCTGCTGCTACTAGTGGTACTGCCTCATCAAGTGTATCATCCACCTCTACAAACTTTTGAAGTGCAGGAAGTGTTTCTTGTACTAGTTCTTCTTTTGCAAGATGAGGGGCAGCTTTGTACAGTGGTTTACCCGTAATCTTATTCTTCATACCAGCCTTGAAGTTCTGATATGCTTTTGTATTTCCTTTTTTATCTGCAGCAGTAACTGTATATGCTTCTTCTACTGATTTATCAGTTGTGAACGAACCCTCTAGGCACTGACAAGGATCGCATCCACAAACAGGACAGTTTACAGATTCTTCAATTTCTGCTCTCTTTGCATTGCAGATTACTGTTGCTTCTGCTTCACTAAAGTCAGCAGCAATAAGTCTTTCATATAAAGAACCAAGGTACTCAATGTTTGCTTCCGATACCTTTCTTTTCTTCATCGACGCTTTAATGGCTTTATCTACTGACCCTTTATACTCAGCAGTTCCACTCTCGACCTTCCCGTCTCCATCATAATCCTTGTCGGCTTTCTTAGAGCCTTCATAAACCTTTTGATAAAGTTCCGATAAATCCATTTTACTAACTAGACAGTGCTAGACTTATTTATGTTTCTTTGGATCGTTAGGTTTCAAAGGTAAAATAGTTGGTTTAATTCTTTTCTTCGGTTCTCCAAATTTTCTTACAGGTTGTCCAGCTGACATTGATTGAACATACTCCCTATAATCATCAGTTCCAATCTCATATGCTTCTGCAAGATCTCTCAACCATGACTTAAACATAGTTCCCTCTGGAGTCATACAGATCACATGATTTGTACCACGTCTTGTGATCCTACCAGTCTCACCTGTGTTTAAATTTTCTACCAAAGCACCGATAGGGAATAGATCTCCACGTCTATATGTCTCTCTTAAATTATACTCATCTAGTTTTGGTGCAATTTCCCAGACATAAGACTCTGATTTTGCTTCAGAACCCATAGACTTACGAATATTATTGAAGAGTTCTTTCTTCTCCATGTTTCCTAGATTAGGAATACCTTTAACAAATGCTTTAAAATCTCCATCTGCAGCAGCTTTCCTCATTTTAGAGGCAGACATTCCCTCAAGTCCCTCGGCATCTGCATCTCTAGTACCTGCAGAAACAACCTCAATCTCTTCAAATTCATAAAGATCACCATTATACTTATGTGCAAGACTCTGAAATTCGCTGAGTCTATCTTGTCCCACCATGATAGTGAGTCTGGAAAATCCTAATTCATTAGCGGCAACCATCACATCAAAGATAGTCTTTGCTTCTGGATCATCTATGATATCATCGGCAACATCATCGAACATCTTTTTCATGTATTCGATTTTTGTTCCAGGCTCTAATGGATTCTTTTTCTTATCTTGTGTTCTACTAGGATATACCTTTAATGCAAAGTTCTTTCTTGATGCTTCTGACTTTGCTCTCTGTAATAATTTTTGATGTCCTGTTGTTGGAGGATTGAATCTACCAAATACTACAACAACCCCATCATACTGACTAGGATCTGTATCTGGAATCTCTACCTGATCCGTTTCCTTACTATCGCTCTTCTTTGTATTCTCATCTTCGCCCGATGACTTTGCACTACCAGTCGCAGCAGGAGCAGGTGCAGCTGCTGTCTTCTTAGAAGTAGGTTCCGCAGGTTTTTGTGGCTTTCCCTGACTTGGGGCATCGTCGGTTTTTGAATTTCTTCCACCAGAAAACTTAAGTTTCCCATCAACGGTCTTCGCAACAAACTTGCCCTGGCGGTCGTACCAACCACCATGACCGTCACCTACCAATCCTCTTTGTTGTGCTTGTGTAGCAGCAGAGGTTTTGGCAGCTTCTTGTAAAAACTGAACAAAACTTTTCATTGTCGGGTTACGAAGTCCTGACCATAATGATATTTATACTTTTTTCTGTGGGACATACGCGGCAGCACCTGCTTCAATGTAAAATTTGAGTTCTTTGATCTGAAATTCACCATTAATAGTACCCGATCTGTTCTTAAATCTGAACTGAAATAGTTCTTTATTCTGTGGTTGTAGTTTAAATTTTAAATTATCTCCAGTCTTCTGTACCAAAAATGATTGAGTCTCTTGTTCTAACTGATTGATGTGTTCAACTGTCATCTCTTTAATCTTATTCTTGTCGATGTCTACAACATCTGCAAGATCTTCACCGAAGGCAGCATCCCTAAAGAGTTTAAATGCCTGACCCTTAAACTGAGGATCTTTAGATTCTCTCTGAATATTAGTAAGAACTTCTTTATATAACTGTTTGATCAAATCCACCTTCATTTTCTTTTCCGCAGGTGTCTTAGCAGTCTTCAAAGTATTACCTAAGGTTGTTGAATACTTCTGAGGATCATCTGGTTCTGCACCAAATCTCCTGAGTATATCAATCATTCCATTATACGGACTAAGATTTGCAAGTGTCTTACTACCAGACTTAAGAGAGAAGTTCAAAGCTCTATCAAGAACAATGTCATCATTCATTTTAACTTCTACTTCTAAATCACCCTTTATTAGTCCCCCAGATGACTCTCCAGCAATACCATCTGCTATAATTCTAATTAGAACTTCATCTGATTGATTGTTCTCCAGATACTTTTTCTTGGTAATCTGAATCAATCTTCGGTAATTTGTCTGTGTAAATTTAATTAAGTTATCTATTTTTATACCAAGGGATCCAATGTCTTGACTGTTTTTATATAAAGGTTCATATGCAGGTCCAAATGCCATATTAGTAGAAGAGTGTTTTAATCTCATCTCTAATTCAACTTGAATATTATCTTGCGGTCTACCAGCCTTAAACTTCTTTACAATAGTTTTAAATCTTCCCTTATGGAATAAATCGGGATCTACTTTTCTACGGAGAGAATTGATACTGGTCTTATTAATTGTTTCTGTAGGAGAAGCAAACATCTCAGCCAAAGCGATGGCAAAGATACCTTCCATCACATCTCCTTCGTTTAACTTAGCCATAAAAAAGACCCCCTTACGGGGGCTATTTATCTTCCTGTTCTTCGTCTCGTTGTTTATTGAATCCAAATGGACCTTGACTCTCTTCCTCTTCTTCTGCACGAAGTTTATGAGCAAGAGTACATACAGACTCCATAACTTTCAAAGTATCTTCAACCTTACAATTTTCTGGCATACTGCGGTGAATAATATCAAAAAGAGGGAAGAACTTATCCGCAGCGTACTGTACTTCCTCTGGCGTCAATGGTTTATTCTGCATTTACCTCTCCAAGTGGTACGATAACATCTTCTTTATGTGATAGAGCTTCATCCGTTAATCCTTCATCAATAATGTGAATTGCTTCTCTAACTCGATCAATACGGGCAGGTGCGTGTGTAAAACCGTAAAGCTTATGTTCTTGAAGAAGGAGATGCATAACTGCTGCTGCCTGTTCTACGGTGAGTTCTATCTTAATCATAGATCATCCTCTGAACGATTCTCTGAATAATAGATATCAAAACTACCATCAGGATATCGTTTCTCCAATTTTTTAACATTCCTTGCAATAACATCTTCGAACTTAACTTCTAGTGCCATACATGCCTGAGCAACGTACCACATTAGATCCCCAAGTTCAATAACAAGATGTTCTTTGTTTGCTTCATCCCAAGGTTTGCCTTGGAAAATCATCTTCTTGATAATTTCAAGGAACTCTCCACCCTCGGCATTGATACCAACACCAGCGGTCAGGAGACGTTCGATGTTTGCACCTTTCTCATCCAGTTCAACTAGACGATCTGCAAGGGCAACAAAGTCTGTTGATGCATCTGAAGTTACGGCATTTACAAATTTTTCGTAACGTTCGAAATCGATTCGCATATCAAAAATATTCTATGGTGTAATTTTACTTCCTACGAGGTGTAGTGTCAAGCGCTGTGAAGAATTGGAACCAACCAGTCATGATAACTCTATGTTCCTTAGCAGGTTCACTTCTATGAAGATGAGTATATCCTGCAGGGAAAAACACAGTCTTTCCTTTCTGTGCTTTTACTTTATGGTTCTGATGAATAAAAGTAGTTTCTCCATCATTTTTATGTTCAGTGAGATATGTTATGTAAGCAACTTGCCTATGATCATGTTCCATACCATTATCAAAGTGTTGAGCAAAATATGCTCCACCAGGAGGATACCATTGAATCTTAGGAGGTCCACTTGTACACATGGGAAGACCACCCATATACTTTTCAGAGTATACTGATAGTTTCTCTCTGAGGTGATCAACATATGTCTGTAGCCCATAACGGACAAACTGATCCTCCATATATTGTGGAGGAACCTGTGAGAGATTGACTTCGAAACAATGTTTCATTTCTGGGTTTACTTCCCCATTAACACCAATTTTACCTGGCAAAAGAAGACCGTTTTCGTTTAAATTATTACACAGTTGAGATAAACAATCTACTGTATTTTCATCAATCCAGTATTCTTCGATAAAGATATTATCTTTCATTAGAAGTTTAATTTAGAGAACTTATTTTTAGATTGGGTTTTTTCTTCAGGATCATATTCTTCATCCTGCCCACTATCTAGGAGGTCACCACCTTGCGATTGTTCACAATCATAAAGTCTCATCTTTGCACGATCAACACCAACGACAAATCTCTTATTCATGTTGAGATCATTATATCTATTCTTCAACTGTTTCACCATAATCTGTCCCAGTTCTTCGAGCTCTTCAGTAGAAATAAGGGCAAACATAAGATCAGCAGTAGCAGGGAGGCCAAAGGATTCAGAGGTATCAGTAAGCTCAACATCAGAGCTACCATAACCAGAACGAGTGGTCTGCGTGGCAGAAACGACAGGGACGTTTGCTTCGCAAGCCAATCCTCTAAGTTCTTCAGCAATAGCTTTGATATATGAATATGAATTGACAGAAATCGAACCGCGATATCGTGAGGAAGCACATATATTAAGGTAGTCAATGAAAACAATATCAGGCTTAAATGATTTCTTAAGTGCAAGTTCGTTAAGAAGAGCCCTAAAGTGTCCACTATGTGCAGATGCTGTTGGATACTCTTTAATTATAAGAGATCCCTGAGTTTTTGAGGCAAGTTTACTGACCTTTGTTTCGAACATCTGACGTGGCAAATCAGTCAGTTGTTGAATATTTACGTTTAGGAGATTAGCATCGATACGTTCTGCGATCTTTTCTTCAGCCATTTCCATAGTGATATACAAGACATTTTTGCCTTGTAACAAAGCAGAAGAGGCACAATGACACATGAACAAAGACTTACCCACACCAGTACCTGCAAGAGCAACATTGAGAGTCTTGTTAGGAAGACCACCCTTTGTAATCTTGTTGAAGAATTCCAGATCAAAAGGAATCTTTTCTTCTCGCTGGTGGTAGAAATCGAATCGGTCACTATAATCTTCTAAGTAATCGTGTCCAACATGATTATCAAAAGACACTGCAAGTGCATCTGATAAAATATTAGGAATAGCATCTACATTCTTCTTATCATCATTACCATCAGCAATAGAAATACTTTCTACTAATGCAAGATAAATCGCACGATCACGACACCACTTCTCTGTCTGGTTTAAGAGCCAATCATTATTAGCTTTCTCTAGATCAAACTTATCAATATAATCTACTACTTCTTTATATGTATCGTCAGTAATATCCTTTCTCTTCTCACATTCAATATGAAGAACTTCTCTAGTAGCTAACTTATTATAAGTTGCAATAAATTTAGCAATCTCCTCAAATATAACTTTCTCCTTAGTGTTGTCGAAGTATTCTGTCTTAACAAAAGGCAGAACCTTTCTAGCATAATCTTCATTAAGAAGAAGATTTTTTAGGATAGTATTCTCAATGGTCTCCATCAATTGTAATGCAAGTAGGTACTCATAATGTATTTGGGTTTTTCCTGTACAGGTAAACCCATATGTGGATATTGCCAAGTAGGCGGGAACACCAACACTTTACCAGGCTTTGCTTCGAATATCAAGTCATGATGTGGAAATGTAGTTTGTCCACCTTCAAATCCTTCATTTAGATAAACAAGAAAAGCCAAATATCTTTTGGCAGTAGGGTGATCTTGGACATCAACATGTAAATCAAACATGTCTTCTGTGTCGGGTCTATACTTCTTTATACGAAGTTGTTCAAAATACAATTTGTGTGGCCACCAAGCGGTGTAGTCCTCAAGATCTTTCTTGTATTCTTTCATCACATCACAAATTTTGTATGTAACTAATGATGTGAATTTTTTAAATTCTTTATGGTCGTTTAAATTCACTTGAGTGAAATTAGGACGACCATCATTCTCAATCTTCTCTTGATATACTGAATCCTCAAATATATCAATTAAAGATTGGCATGTAACGTCATCGAAAACTCCATCAAAAGTTTTGATGAAATTATCCATATGTAAATTGTTCTTTGGCGATCTTGTCGAGTTTGGCCATAACTTCTTCAGTGAAGTAAGTTTCTGGGTCAGCCAGAATTTGTTTCGCGTAGATTTTTTTCCCATTCATTTCATAACGTCCAGCAACGTTCTTCCAGAGACCACCGAGTTCACCGAGTTCAAGAAGACCATAATATCTATCAAGACCACGCTCATCGTAATAAAGACGAATTTCAACATCTTTATTCTCCTTGGTTAGACGCGACTTAGCAGCCTTTGCTTTGACAATGTTTCCGATGACTTCCTTGCCATCCTTTTCTTTTTTCTTTGAGAGATAAACGATTGTAGAAGCTGCGTACTTGAGTCCGCTACCTCCTCC